CAATCGGCGCGCTGCTGGCAACGGCGGCGGTGCTGGGCGCAGGCTTGAGAAGCCCCGCGTCAGCGATCAGGGTCGTCACGCCCTTGGTCGTGGCCGCGCTGATCTTGGCGTCGACCATTCCGGTGATGCAGACCTTGCACCGATTGCCTGCGGTTGCACCTTCGGTGACCACGCCCCAGACGCCACCCTTCTCGGTGGTCGAGGAGCTTCCGGCGACGGCCAGCTTCACGACGTTGAAGGGGTTGTCCTTCGCGTCCGGGTCGTTGAGGCTTGCCGTATCGGCGTAGGTCGTGGTGTCATCGAGGTCGAACTTCACGAGATCGCCAACGGCGACAGCGGCGGCCGCGATTGGGCTGACGATGACCTGATGCGCATTGAGCGCACCGAGGTTTCCAGTCGGAACGAGGATTCCGGGAATCATGTGTGTGTCCCTCCTTTGGGATCAGGCGAACGAGAGCGGAGCGACGACGCCGTGACGCTGGCGGCTGTTGCAGAACAGGTTGTGCCAGCAGTCCACGGGCTGCACGTAGGTGAACGGCTGGTTCGGATGCCGAAGCACGTCGTGCTGCTTGAAGTAGCGACGAGCGTGGAAGATCGGCGTGAGGTAGTTGCCGTTCACGAAGTAGAACCGGGGCGCGCGGACGATGGTGTTCGCACCGGTCTCGGTTCCGAACGCCGAAATCTTCGATCCGTCAGTCGCCGCGGTGAACCCATTGGCTCCCGTGACGGCGTTGTACCCCGCAAGGGTCTGCGCAGGAACAGTGCCGCTCACCGAGTTGTCGTTGGCCGGGTAGATCGCGGCCTGATCGAGGTCGGAGCAGTAGGTGACGTCGATGCCCGCGTAGGCGGGGCTGCTGTACGACGCATCCTGGTACGACACGAGGGTGTCGTTGCTCAGGCGAAGCGCGTTGCGGTAGTTCTGCACGCCGAGACGGCTCGTCAGGATCATCTGACGGTTCAGGTTGTCGTTCTCGAAGTACTGCTGCCGGGTGCTGGGCGCCTCGTACTTCAGACGCATGAACATGACGTCCATCGCGTTGAAGAGGTTGCCGAGCTGGACGGTGTGTCCGGACCCCTGCGCGTACACCGTGTTCGTGTTGAGAGCCGACGCCTTGACCTTGCCCCACTCCGTGCCGAGGGGAGTAAGAGCATCGGTCTGGCTGTTGTACAGCTCAACGATGTTGGTCCAGCGGTTCTCCGTGAACGGAGAGATGCGCATGACCGTGGTGGCCGCGTTGGACGACGCGGTGTACGGAGCCGTTCCTCGAAGACCGAGCGCGCCGCCGTAGTTGGTCGCGATCTCGGTGAGGAAGTACGGCAGCGGGTACGGAAGCTTGCCGCCATCGGACTCCATGTTCGCCACCTGAGGAACGGCCCACAGGTCCTCCTCGAAGCCGTTCAGCATCGAGGTCCACATGCGCTGCTCCTTGATGCGCTTCAGCCGCTTGTAGGCGACCTTCGTGCTGGCAGCGGTTTCGCCCGAGTTCAGCTCGATCTCGGCGTCGGTCCACGACATGTGGTCGAGCGAGAAGCGCCACGGAGCGCGGACGAAGTCGGTGACCTGAGGGTTGCGCCAGGTGAACGTGTCGTTGGGCTGGTAGTGGTCGTAGGTGCGGGCGTCATCGAACATGATGACGTCGCGGATCTCGGTTCCACCCTGAATGGTCTGCTCGGCGCTCTTGCCCTTCAGGAGGCGGCTGAAGGCGTAGGTGTTCTTGACGGCCTCGTTGATGACCGAGTCGGCCGACGTGAGGTACGCCGGACCGGTCGTGGTCATAAAGTCGTTGAAGGTCGTGATCGAAGGCATGATGCCCTCCTATTGGTTAGCGGGAAAGGATTCTCTGCGCATCGGCGCGGCTTCCACCGGAAAGCAGGACGTCGAGGACGAGATCCTCGGCGTCCACCTGACGGGTGGGTCGAGACGGGTTCGCGCCGACGTTCGGTCGCGCCGCGTTGCGCGGATCGACCTTCTTCGGCTCTCCCGCCGTGACCCTGAAAGCCTGACGCACGATGTCCGAAACGGACGAGAACGCGCCTGGATTCTCGCGGCCGATCTGGGCCGCTTTCTCGGAAATCTCCTCGTAGGACGGGGCATTCCTGCCGTAGTCGCGGGAGATCCGCTCGTATGCCAGTTGCGTCTCGTACTTGACCTCGAGCACCCGAGCGCGGTCATCGAACTCGGAGCGCATTCGGTCCGTCAAGTCGCGCAGCGGTTTGGCCGCCTCGTCTCCGAAGATGTCGCCAAACTGCGAAAGCGGGTCGACGTCTGCCTCCCCGTCTTCGCTCTTTGCCGACGCCTTGACCGTCTCCTTGGATTCGGCCTTGGGGTCCTTCTTCGACTCGGCAACCTTCGCGCCGAACGCATCGACGTCGGCCTGACGCTTCGCCGCCTTCAAGCCCCACTCCTTGAGTTTGGAAGGGTCGTTCTTGATGGATTCGATCACGTCCTTCGGAACGCCATCCCGCTGCAATGCCTTCAGCGCCCGATCAACATCGGGATCTGGAGCAGACGGTTCCGGCGTTGGAACGGCCTCGGCCTTCTGAGGCTCATCGACACCTAGAAGACGGTCAAGCACCTCGTCCTCGTTCGAGGAGTTGTCCGCATGAGCGGCTTCCTCGAATGGGATCGACGGAGCGATCTCGTCCGCAAGGTCTGTCTGGTCCTGTACTTCGGGTTCTGACATGTCAGTCCTTCTCAAAACCATGCTGCGCCATGATGTTCCGTTCATGGCGCTTCGATTCGATGATCGGCTTGCCCTGTCCCGTGACCTTGCAACCAGGGAGCCGACGCGGCAGCGAAGTGCTGACGTACGGATACTGGTGGCGGTTCGTCGCGGGATCGATCTGCATGAAGCTCGCGATCCTGGTCAGGGTTCTGCCTTCATGGGTGATAATAGCACCGATTGACGGCGCTTCAGCCATGCTCATGCTGAGTTCGACGTGATTACCGTTTTGGTCGAGGAACTCGTAGATCATGCTCGCTGCGCCGCCGCCGCGAGGCCCGCGAGACTCGACGCGGGAATCGGGCTCGGCTCTCCCATTGCGTTGGTCCGTTCCGGGCTCGCCTGCGGCATTGGGGCGTTCGCCCCGGGCGGCGGGCCCATCATCGCCTGCTGCATTTGTGCGACCGCATTCTTGTCGATCATGTCGGCAAGATTCGGCATGTTGAGCGCGTCACCGACCACCGACAGGATCTCGTCCCATCGGACGAAGGGCATCTGAACCATGCCCTGCGCCACGTTGGTGGTGATCTGAAGGAGTTCCATCGCGCGCTTCTGCACGAGCGCCTCGGAGACGCGCTCCATGCTGTAGGCGTCGACGGAAACCTCGAGATCCTCCCACCCTGGCATCCGAACGCCGCCCTGAAACACGGGGTTCGCGTCGAGGAACATCCGGACGCCGTCCTGCCCGAGGGGGAGAACGACCCGGTCGTCGTGCCACATGTACCAGCAGACCGCGCGGCCGATCTCGTCCACGGCCTCCTGAAACTGCCGCTTCAGGTGTGCCATGCGCATCGTCGCGCTCGACTCGGCCACCGCGACCTCGGTCGCCGTCGCGGCTCCCGAGATGTTCCCGCGCATCGCGTCGTGGATTCCGCTGACTCGGTCGAGCCGATCCTGGGCGATCTGCGAGTACTGGACCTGCTGCGCGGTGATGCCGCCGACCTCGAGGTTGACCACCCGCTCCTTGTCGAGGTTCTCGGAGAGGACTACGTAGTCGTGCGGCCGATCCTTCAGGTCCTGCGCGAGCTTCGAGTTCCGGGCGTCGACCATGATCAGCCGCTTGTACGCAGCCGCGCTCGACCGCACGCTCGTCAGATGCGAGTTGAGATCCTCCATCTGAGACTGGATGGCCATCAGGGGGGAGAGCGGGTACGGATCGTCGGGGACCGTATAGACACCGAACACGGTGTACGGGCCCTGACGGGGTCCGTAGTAGTGGATCGGCTTCCGGATGTAGCCGTCCCACTTGCTGTTCCCGTTGCGGCTCTTCACGAACGTGTAGATCGTGCCGTTGACCATGCCCGGCCCGGCGATCTCGTCCAGGATCTCGGGAGCGGCCTGGTCGATCTCGGGAACCCACACCTCGTAGACGGCGAGTTCCTTGCGGTCCTCGATGTCGCGTCCCGCGTCGTCGCGGATCTCCTCGAGGTCCGTGTTCGACGCGAGAGCGGCGATGGCCTCGTAGTCCCACGTCTTGTCCATCTCCGCCTTGGCGAGGAGATCGTCCTTGTCCACGGCGTAGCAATGCCCCATGAACCGGGCGTCCTCGATGCTCGTGGCGGCGGGATCGATGAAGAACCGCTCGGGAGAGATCCGGTAGACGCGCGGAAGGTACGGCTCCTTGCCGTCGATTGCCCGAGCCTCCTGTCGAGGCTCGTTGACGGTGATCGCGACGCCGTAGGAGAACAGCATGTCGGTCGCGATCCGCTCGAGGGTGCGCCTCAGCTTCGTGATCCGCGCCCATCGGTTGATCGCGATCTGCATCCGCTTGCCGACCACCATGTCGATCATGGCGTCGGCGCACTTGACGCGGAACTTCGGCACGTCGTGGATGATGCGCGGAAGCACCAGGCTCACGTACTCGTGACCGAAGTTCTCCGGGTCATCGACGTACGGATCCGTCCGGTCATCGCGAAACGCCGGACCATGGTACTTCTCGACCATGATCCTGAGTTGCGAAAGGTGGGTATCGCGGAACGTCTCCGCGCTCTCCACCTCGCGGCGGATCGCCATGAATGTCGGATCGAGCATGGGGATCCCTTCGATTCAGGGTGCTGGGGGCTTCGTTCCCCTGCCGCCGCCAGGTGCCGGCTGAATAGCCAGCCCGCCCTTGGGGGTGTACAGCGACGTCCGCGCGCGGACAACCTTCTTTCCGGAGTTCTTGCGCTTCTTCTTCTCCGCGCCTCCGGTTCCGCCGTTCTTGCCGCCACCGGAGTGACCGCCCTTGCCTCTGCGACTCATTGCGCTCATTTCCGAACTCCTTTGGGTCGCCCTGGCCCGCGCTTCTGCGGGTCGGGAGCAGCCCGTTGATGGTTTTCCACAAAGACGCGCAGCCTGTGCGCGTCGTTCCCTTGAACACTCTCGGGTTCTCGGGCGTCGATGTACTTTACCATCGCGGCGTCGGCCAGGAAGGTAATCCGTTCGATTCGGTGCAAAGGCACCCAGGCGTTGGCGGCGATTGGAATCAACATGGCGTTTCCGTGTACGAGCTGCGGTTCATGCTGCCGACGCCTCTGGGCGCTTCCCGAGGTCGATCCGGCGATGCTCCGTCCAGACGGATCATGCGTATACCTCAATGAGGAATCGCGGTGCGACATCTACTCGACGCGCCCGCCCTTCTGCCGTGTAGACGACAGGATCACCGAACACGGGCTTGACCGGGGGATCGCCTATCAGGCGACGGCCGCTCTCTGCAACGCATGGATGCGCGAGGACGGGATCGTCGGGAAGACGGTTCAGCTCACCGTCCACGGCCGTTCTTCCCCTTGATCATCTTGGACGGGCAGACCTTTCCGTGCTTCTTCTTGCACTTGGCGCAGTAGAAGACGCGCTCCTTCTGAGAAGCGTTCGGGGTGAACTTCGCCATGATCAGCGTCCCTTCTTCCTGGGCTTCATGCCGTTGCACTTCCTCGCGGCCTTGGCGACCTTCGTCTTCGCCTTCCCGGATCGGTGAAGACTCTCGTGGACGAAGTGCTGCTTCTGCGACGACTTGGGGGTGAACTTGGGCATCAGCGTTTCCCTCTGTTGTACGAGCGCGACACCACGCGAAGGTTGCCGCTCCTGTTGTCGCGGGGGTTGCCGTTGCGATGGTCGACGTCCTTGCCGTCGCCCTTGCGGACGCGACCCGACCGTTCCGCCGCACGGCGCACCTTGTTGCGGGACGCGCGATCCCTCTTCGACGCGGTCGAAGACTGGAACTTCGAGTACTCGGCCTTGTAGTCACGTGGCATCGGACTCAACCTTTCGGAGTTTCCGAACAGTTGGCTCGATCATCGTCTCTTCCCCCAGTTCCGCTTCATGTCGGAGTACGACTTCTCGCTGACCGTGGTCTTCGACTTCGGCCGCGAGATGCCCTTCGCCCTGCGGCGGTTGATGTTCCCGACGAGAGAGTTCCTCTTCGCGGCCATCAGCACTTCCACCTTCTGCGGGCCGCCTTGCCGCGCTCGCCAGTCCAGTTCCGCGAACGGGCGCAGAACGACTTCTTGCGCGGGCCGCCCTCTGGCTGCGGGGCCTTCAGGTTCGACCCGGTCTCGCGGTTGTACTTCGCGCGGCCCTTGGCGGTCAGGCCCGCACCCTTCGACACGGGCAGCTTCTCGCCGCGACCGACCGACAGGTTGGGGCCCTTCTTCCGTGCCATCAGCGGCGCCTCTTCTGATCGCGACGGATGTAGAGCCCGCGGCCGCCGCCCTTGCCCTTGCCGTCGTCCTTCGAGTTCCCGACTCCGGTCCCACCGCCAGGCTTCTTGCCGCCACCATCGGCGGTGTTGCCCGTGCCCGTGTTCGAGTACGGCTTCTTGCCGCCTCTGCCTCCGCCGCCTCCGGCAGAACCGGGGCCTCCGATGCGCAGGTCCTTGCGCTTCTTCATCCCCATCCCGGTCATCCTTCCGATGGACTTGGGCGTCGCGTTGGCCATCAGCGATACCCGCCCTTCTTCGACGTCTTCTTCCTGGAGGCGGGCTTGGGGCCGCCCTTGCCACCGCCACGCGAGGAGCGCGACGAGGATCCGTTGACCATGATGCCAGCCTTGCGGCGCATCTTGTCGTTCGTGCTGTTGCCGAAGCCGCTGCCGTAGTTCATCTGAACACCTCGTCGTGCTGGAGGATCGCTCCAAGACAATCTTCGGGGAGACTCGGCTCCGGACGCTCCGGGCCCGTCCCTTCGTCGCAAAGCATAAGCGCACCCGCGAGGGCGATGACGCGGTCGCCGTGAGATTCTCTCGCACCGCTCGAAAGATCCTTGACGCTCGACTGCTCGATCGACCCGTCGTCCATGATCACGTAGTCGAGCATCTCCCGCAAGGTGTCCTCGCTCGGAACGCGGCAATCCCCCTGGGTGACCGCCCGGCTCAATGCACTCAGCATCGTCCTCTTCGCCCGGCGGCTCGAGTTCCACCCGTACCTGACCGTCCTCCTCGCGGTGGTCGTTCCGACGATCCGCTGCTGGTAGAGCGCGTGGTAGCCGATCCTGATGAAGTCGTGGTGCATCGCAGCACCCGGGCCGTTCACCTCCCAACCGATCATCGGGAGCCTCCGACCCCGGTACTCGGTCATCGCCACCTCCACCATCTCGTTCGCCAAGTCGTGAGGCGGAACGTTCGGATCCGCAAACTCAGCGACAACCTCCCGCGTCTCCGAATCCATGACGCAGATGGCCGCATTGGCGCTCCCTGTCCCGTAGGACGGATCGGCAAACATCACATATTCGCGGTGCAGCTCGCCCATCCTCCAGACCCGCCACCGCCCGTTCGGGTCATCCACCCATTTCCCGCGCAGCAGCTCGCACCTCTGACCCGGCTGCGCCCACTCGTTCATGTGGGAGGTGACCACGGACGGCACGAAGAAGTTCGACCCCGAGCCCACCTCCGTGGCGAACACGTTCTGCGCCATGTCCACCGGGTCGCGGCGCTTCATCTGCTCCCCGAGCCACGGAGTCCAGACGTACTCCGAACCCGCCACGCCCGTCACCCGGCCGTCGCCGTCCAACCGAGTCTCGGCGCCCGCGCCCTTCGACGGGTGATCCATGTACAGAAGCTCCACGCACCGCGGGTCACCCTGCGTCCGACTCTGACGGACCAGGCTCGCGTAGTGCGTTCCACTCCCGAGCGGGGTACTCACGGCGATGCGGCAAGCGGTGCAGTCAGCAGCCGAACGCCAAGCGGCTTCCGCGTCGTCCATCGCCGCGAACTCGTCAAACAGGACAATCGTGCGCCGACCACCACGACCCACGTGCGCCGTCGAAGCCTGGCCCGCAATCGTGGCACCGGATACCGGGTTCCGGATCATCATGTGCTGACGGGTGTCCGATCCACGCTTCAGCAACTGCTTCGCAGGAAGCGGCAGAAGCCAAGGTGGCTGCGACTCCAACAGGTAGTCCACCTTCCAAAGGAGGCTGTCAGGGTCGCCCGAGCGATCCACGCCGTCCTCGATGCGGCTCACCAAGAGCGTCTGCCAGCCCTTGAATAGCCACCCCCACGTCGCGACCGCCGCCAAGAGCCACGACGCCCCCATATCCCGGCTCTTACGCACAACCACGTCACGACCATCAGAAACAGCAGACAGGATCTCATCCGCTGCGCGCTCCTGACACGACCACAGAACGTAGGGGCGGTGAGGCTTCGCACTCGGAACCTCCCGACCCGTAGTCAAATCCACCTCCTTGGGGGCGTATGTCCATCCCGTTAGCCTAAGCCACAACGAGAAATCATCCGCAAACGCCGCCCGGAAATCGCCCTGGGTACTCGAGTCACGCTCCGTCGCGGAAAGGAACTTCTTCCTCAGTTCCACGATAGAGGGGTCAGTACTCATAGATGTGATCTCGGAAATAGGGCTGGAGTTGGGAGGGGGGGTTTAGATACTAGGTTCCTCGCGCGCGCTCGCGCGGGGGGGTGCGGGTGGGCGCGGGGGTGCGCGTGCCCGGGTGCGGGCGCGTGCGCGAGCGCCTGGGTGCGCGGGTGTGCGCGCGGTCCTTCGCGCGCGTGCGCGTCATCACGCCACCAGGTTATCCACACCAGGCCCACAGGTTATCCACAGGCGGTGGTTATCCACAAGCCGTCCACAGGTTGTCCACAACTCGAGGTTATCCACAACCTGTCCACAACCTGTCCACATCGGGTCACCCCTCCCACTCCGCGAGGAGGAGCCGCGCACGACCACCGCTCCCCTCCGTGCCGCCTTGCGCGGCGAGGGTGACGGAGGCGCGTTCGCGGTAGAGATCGGGGCGCAGGGCGCGGAGGCGGAACTGCAACATCGCCGCCTGTGTCGGGGTCGCCTCGCGCTCCCCCGTCGCGATTTCGTCGGCAATCGATTCAAGCCTGTGCGCGAGATCGGCGGTCGCTGCGCGGTGCGCCTCCGCGAACGCGGGGAACAGCCGCAGCCACCGCAGCGGCGTGTCCTCCGCGATCCCCGCAGACTCGCAAGCGCCCCGCCAACCCCGCAGCGGGAACGCCGCCAACCACTCGCGCTGCTTCGCCTCCCTCCACTCCGCTCTGGTCCGATCCTCCCCCTCCGTGACGGGTGCGGGGAAAGAAAAATCCTCTGGAAGTCGATTCGCCATAACCCCCGCAGTTTACTGAGCTTCCGCACCGGAATCCGAACCCTCTCACCACAATCTTTCGGAAAATCCGTCCGACCCCCTTGCAGACACCACAAAGCATCACTACCTTCCCCACATCGCAGCACCGCGCTGCGGATCGCACCGAACCGAAACGGAGACACACCATGACGAACACTCCCGCCACCCTCCCCGACCCGAAGACCATCGCCCGCACCTTCGCGCACCTCCTACTCCGCGAAGTCGGGGAGACAGGCTACGCCGACTGCGTGCTCGCAGCGCGCGAGCGCCCCGACGCGGACTACCCGTGCGACACGAATGAGATCATGGACGCCGCTCTCGCGGAGTGCGGCGCCGACCCCGACATCGATTTGACGGCGCTGTGGAATGCCGCCTGGTTCGCGTGGCGCGCTGCGCCGATCAGCATCCTCGCGCAGACGGACCACCGATCCCTGCGCTCCGCAGACCTCCGCGATGAACTGCGCGGTGCGGCGGCGGAAGTCTACGCGGAGGTCTTCGACCGCTGCGACGAATCCGACGCTATCGACGCGGTCGCGAATCTCTTCAAGGCGCGCGGGTTCCGCTGCGAGTACGGCTACGAAGACGGCGGGTGGTGGGACATCGCTGCGCCCGATGCGACCCGCATGTCCCTCTACTGCGAGAACACCGAAGGGCGTTGGATCGAAATCGACACCGACGGTCCGCGCCCGATGTGACCCAGGCACCACCACAGGGCGATGCGACCGCCCTTTCCCTCTCACCCCCACACCACCGAACGGAGAACCGCCATGCCGACCCCCCGCCTCACCCCCTCCCGTGGAACGACCGCACTCCGTGCGCTGCGAGCCGAGCTGCGCAGCCCCCTTGCCGACCGTGACGACAACCATCTGATCGTCTGCGCCGAGCGCGCGGGGATCCTGGTGCGATGCCTGCGAGACGGTCCGCGCGGGCATTGGGACGCGGTCGCGACCACCGTGGTCCTTGAGCCGACCCGCGACCGTGACGGCGGGTGGGCGCCCCCGACGCCGCACCGCATCACGCAGGCGATGGCATCCGACACCACCCTGCGGCGTGCGCTCGCCCGACTCATGCGGACCAGTCACGCCGACATCTACGCCGCCCTGGTCTCGCCGCAGCGGTGGACCGAGCCGACCACCCGATAACACGATCTGCTAGAATCTCACCACCTTTCTCTTGACAGGCAACGGATCGAACCGATAGTGTGCATGTCGGCAACGCCGCCGACCGAAACGGAGACACCCATGACCACCACCACCACCACCACCACCCGCTACATCATCGCCCTCTGCCCCGCGACCCCCCTATACGCGCTTTCGACCACCGTGCCGCCGACCGCCGTGCTGCGCACCTACCCGTCCACCCGCGCCGCTGCGACTTCCGACAAGTCGGAGGCCCTGGTGTTCGACACCTTCGACGCCGCGATGGAAGTGTGCCGCGACATCACGGGATGGGGGGGTGCGCAGCGTGTTGAGGGGATCGCCGTCGAAGTCCCCGCGCCGCCGACGCTGGAATCGCAGGAAACCTGGGACGAGATCCGGGATCTCGCGACCACCGTGTTCCACGAGGCTGCGAATGCGGAGCAATGCAACAACGCCGGACTGCACAGGGCCGCCGCCGAGATCCGCGCGCTCGGATTCCGCACCGCGTACCAGGTTCGCGAGCGCGCATCGTCGTTCGCCACGCTGTCCATCGCGGACGCGGACGGTCGGATGCTTGACCTTCACTGGGACCCGATGACGGACGGCTTCGAGTACGCGACTTTCGGCGGCGACGACGCCGCCTCGTGACCACCACCACACCACCACCGAAACGGAGACACCACCATGCCATCTTCCAACATCGCCCCCGCCCTGTTCGACGCCACCGTCCGCTCTCACCTGGCCGATCCGCAAGGAAAGTGGAGCCACTCGAACGACACCAACACGATGCTCCACGCCTTCATCGGGTCGAGCGGCGTGCCCTACGGATTCGCGAACATCGCCGTCATGGAAGCGTGCGCGAATCACTGGCTGCGCTGTGTACATGAGGTCGGCCACACGTTCCTGCGCAGCAACCTGGCCTGCCGCGAGTTCATGGACACCGAAACGTTGGAGCGCCCGAACGGGGAGCGGATCGAGCGCCACCGGGCTCGCACGGTGACGGGCAGCGTCAGCCGTCTGGTCGCGGAGTTCATCGCTCCGTTCGGAGCCGAGGCGGAGGCGCGCGCTGCGCTTGACACGATGGGCCTGCTCCGCGCGTTCTACAGGTTCCTCTACACGAAGATGCAGGCGGATTCCAACCTGTTCGCGGAGTACGCGCCCGAGGTCCGCGCCTGGTGGACGAGGGTGTGGCGGATTACCTGACGCCGGCCGAACTGCGCGGAATCGATGCCGAGGTCAAGCGCCGCGCGGAGGATGAGGCGCGCGCCGCTGCCGCCGCCCGAGAGAAGCGCGCAGCCGAGGAGGCGGCGCGCGAGAGGCGCGCAGCCGCCGCCGCCGCTCGCAAGGCGCGCACCGCGAAGGGGGCCGCGTGATGCACCCCGCTGCTCCCCTTGCGCTCGCGTTCGCCGCCGCCGCCCTGGCCCTCGTGACCAGGCGGTGCGCGGGAACCCGGATCACCCGCGCCGCTCGGCTTCGCCGCCTGCGCCGCCTGCGCGACTCACAGGACTGGCATCGCATTCCGCGATGCGACCGCCTCGCGATCCTCCGCGAGATCCGCGCGGGGTGACCCGTCCACTGTCATCGCCGCCGCCGCCGCCGCCGCCGCCGATTCTCACAATGTCACCACATTTCTCTTGCACGGTTCCGTTTCGCCGCTACCTTCAATCATCACAACCGCGCCACAGGCGCACGGAGATCTAGCCATGAAGAGCACCACCATCAACGAAGCCGCAGAGTCGTTCGCAGAGGCGATCCGCATCCCGACCGAGTACAACCTGGTGCGAGCCGCCCGCCTCGCGGGTTCGCACTGGTTCGACGCCGACACCATGCGCTCATTCGGCTCGAAGCTCGGCGCGATCCGCAGCACCCCGACGCGGATCCTGTTCCTCTCGTCCGAGCGTGACCGACATGGCCATTGGCATGGCGGAAAGCGCCGCTACACCGTGCGCGCGTTCGACGGCTTGAGCGTCTACAGCGTCTCGGAGTTCGGGGAGTTCGCAACCAGCGCCGCCGCCCGCCGCCGCCTCGAGCGGATCGTCGCAGACGAGAATAACCAGGCCGGAAACTGACCACCGCACGGGGGGCGATGCGACCGCCCCCCCCCATTCACAGGAGATACCCACATGACCACCACCACCGCCCTCAACACCCTCCGCTTTCGCCTCTCGCGCGATGTCGAGATCGACACGCAATCCCTGCTATCTCGGCTGACCGCCGACACCATCAGCATGGATCTCACGCCGACCGAAGCGGCGCACGCGACCCTTGAGAACCTCGGGCTCCCGCATACCCGCTACCCGTCAACGCGAGCCATCTACTCGGTGCGCGCGACGGACGGCACGGACCTGTTTATCGTCTGGTCGCTCGCGGCGCTCGCCTGGGTGGTCGAGGAGATCGCTCCGCCGACTCGCGAGGAGATGGTGGATGCCATCGATACCGCCATCGAGATGTTCCGCTTGGAGGCGGAGACTCATGCGCGCGGCGAACCCGACTGCGAGCACGCTGTGATTTGGCGCAACGGCGCGCGCGCCCTCGAGGCTGCGCGGGTTGCGCTGGCCTCGCATTTCTGATATCGTCCAAACCCGCCGCAACATCACAACGGGGGGAGGGGGAGCACCCGCCCCCTCCCCCTGCACAGGAGAACGCAATGAACACCGATACCGAACCCGATCCGATCCCCACCCGGCTGCGTCGAAAGCCGCGCCCCCACGAGACGGTGTGTCTCGGCGGCCGAACCAAATGGAGGCTCGATGCGCTCTGCGCGCTTGGACGCCGTAGCCGCACCGCGACCATCGACATCCTGATTGACGAGTACCTATCGGACAAGCCGACGCTGCGCGCCGCCGTCGCGGAGAGGTCTTCGGATCCCCATCCCGTCCAACTCAAGAAGCGGCCCGAGCACCGTGCGACGGCCGCCACGTAATGAAATAGGGGGGCGCCCACCACAGGCGGCCCCCCCGAAACGGAGTAACCCATGACGATGATACCACGTAACGGGCTGCACGCGCTGCCCGATCCCACGTACTTCGCGCTCGACCTTCCGAGCGCGAGCGGAACCAAGCCGCTCATCCACGGGACGAACGCGCACCTGGCGCACGAGCGCGCGTCCCCCAGGGTGGAGACGGAGGCGTTCGCCATCGGCGCGATGGTCCACGCGCTGCTCCTCGCGCCTGAAACGGTGGCCACCGGGTTCATCCCGCTCGGCAGGGTGGACCGCAGAACCACAGCAGGAAAGGCGGAATGGGCCGACGCGCAGGA